TTGCCATTGCTAGAGAAGGAGATGCTAAAGACTTCTTAAGAAGAGTAAACGATATCCTTAGCGAAAACGCAAAGGCAAAAGAAGACTGTGATTCCTTAATCGAAGAAGTATTAGAAGACCTAGAACAAGAGGCTCTTTATCAAAGAGGTGAAACAGAAAATGGACCGGCATATAGAGGACCTGATGGATATGATGATGCATCTGACAGCTACATAGACGATGACCCTGAGATGGAGATTCCTAAAGCCTCTCCTAGAACAGGGGTTGAGGGAATGTCTAAGGACGAGATTGCTAATGCGATCATCGACGCATATCAAAGAGGAGACACGGAAGAGGCTGACCGCCTTAGAGGAATGTTACCGGAATCCTATCGTTTTCCTAGATTTGAAGAATATCAAAAACTTTTAGAAGACAGAAGATGTTAAACGAAGCCTTAGGATTTTTTGAATGGGTTAAGCTGAATGAGGAAGTTGAGGCTAATGTAGAGGTGTATACTATGTTTAAGAGCACCGCTAGCAGGAACCCAAACCTAATTCTTAGCTATAAGAAAACAGCGCCAGCGTTTCAAAACATGATGCGTAGCGTCAAGCCTAGGCTTGAGAGAGTCTTCAAGAAATATCTTCCTGAGTTCGATATACAACATGTCGGCAATAATCAATACTCCCTAAAATACGTAGTCACTAATTCTGAGTTTAAGGACGATGAAGGAAACGACTTGGAATTAGACTTTGACTCAGCTAGAATATTGAGCAGTGAGAATGACTTGGATCTGTATTCAGCAATACGTTCAATTTCAAAAAATGAAATTAGTAGCGGACCTGATTTTGTTGAAGTATCGCTTAAACCTGAGTTTAAGAATGTTCCTGAAGAAAAACTTGAGAGCTTTGTGTTTGAAAGGTTTAAGAAGACGTGGTTAGGTTCAATAGACCCAAATGAATTTTCACAAGAGCTTTCATCAATCGTTTTTTCAAAGTCAGTCGGAGGTTCTTTCTTTAATGAAAATGAATTAACGTCGTTTATGAGTAACTTACTCTTTTATGAACTACTTGAAATGTACATAGAAGCGTTATCTGAAGAATTTACGGTGACACGAGAAGAGATAGACGTAAATCGACTTAATTCTGAACTAGACGAAACCTTTGGAAGATTCGTTGAAAAGATCAGAAACAATGATCTTACTGATGATGATGCTATAGAGTTAATTACGTTCATCAAACGGCTGACCTTTAAATTAAGAACTAAGGGCTCCGAAATAAGAGAGAAAGCAGAAACAATCATTGCTGAAATCATGACTGAGATAAACAAGGCAGGACTTACTAGGAAACTAATGGACGTACTTTAAGATGGCAGATTTTAAACAGTTTTCAAACGACTTAGTTGTAGACATAATAAAGTCTGCTTTTTATGGAGAAAAGATTCTTCCCATAATAAGCATGGACTTTCCAAACACCTCAATCGCCGATCAGGTCTTACAAGACAGTGATACTTCTGAAGGCAGTGATACCATAGATTCAACTGTGCCATGGGAGTTTGGAATAGAGGTCATGCTGGTAGGTGAGAAGTATAGAAGATACGTTAAAGATCTTGAGCTACCGTCAGTAACAACAGTGTATTTTCCAGTAGAGACTGACATCTCTGTGCATTATTCATATTCTTCAGGTAGCTACAACGAGCCGCCTGAGGAGGAAATGGATATAACTTCAGTTGAAAACAAATTCAGCATTGATGAGATTTGGGTTGAAGGAGAATCATTAGACTTTACAGAAGAAACAGCATCCATCTTTAAAAAGTTTTCGGATGAGCATGAGGGTGAAACTGACGACGACTTATCAGACATAGTTAGAAAGAATCAGGAACAATATCCCCTAATCTCACTCATTACTAGAACCCGCCGAGCTTACTAAGAAAATCTATTGATTCGTCAGAAAGGTCCATTCCTTCAAACTCTTCAAGGTCAAAAAACTTTTTTGCAAAGGGTTTAAGCACATAATTCTTTCCGACCTTATCACAGTATGTAGATAACAGGCCTCCTCCCGACTTTAACGAAGGGCCATATGGTCCATAACCCCTACCGTATACTAATAGGTTTGTTGCCCAATATCCCCTATCTTCTTTCCAATTATATTCCTTTCCCTTCAGTCCGACTATGAACTTAACGATGTCAGTATAGCTTCTACCTTTTTCACCGGATTTATAGATAAACTCCAATACCTGGTATGCAATCTTATCTTTAGAACGATTTATGAAAGCTCTACTTGCTCCTACTCTAAGGTCACCTTTAAAGATTCCTTCTCTTTCCTCATTTACGAATTGACTAAAAGACTTTAACATTAATCTTTATTTTTTAGAGAGTCCATTCCTCAAAATCAGGAAGACCTTCTAGGTCTGGAGAGTTAGGATCGATTCCCAATAGGGCAAGAACGTTTACTGCAGGTGCGTCGATTCTTCCTGTCATGATGTAGAACGCAAACTTGTGTAAAACGTTGTCTAGAGTGTGAGTCTTGATCATGCTAGAAACGTCTGCATATTCTCCTGCTGCTGGAATCTGACGTTTTACTTTTTCGTTGTCTAGTCTTCTGGCTCTACGATCGTATTGAGAAACTCGAGTGTCCTTAGGGTCGTCGATGTATGCAAGAGTATAACCGCCTCTCCAAAGTCCTAGCTTGCTTCCTATCTGATTTTCGTCAGCTAAGTCATAACCTACAGTCTTTTGATATGCTCCTCCTCCTTCTTTATAGAGTTTTTCTCTAAACTCTTTCATCTTAGTGAAGAGATATTGTAGAGCGGCTTGTGGGTTTGCTCCTAGTTCGGTTGCGAACTTTCTTACTTCTGCTGGAACAGGAACGTCCTCGTTGTTGTATGGATTGCTTGCGTCACTGATCTCAGCCAAGACTTTGCTTTTTACTTGAGGTTTAGCTGATCCCATTATTCTAGCATACTTGTCGGCGAAGACTCTAATAAGGTCTAGCGACATTGAAGTCTTAACGTTTCTTCTTTCTTCTGCCTTTTCTCTAGGCGAAGCTACTACTTCAAGCTCATAGGCAAGAACCTTCTTCTTAAGGCTAGGTGCTCCTCCAGTTAGGGAACCAATGTATTCCTGTACCTTACCGTTTGTGTTACCTCCTTTTGTTCGGTGAACTGATCTAACTAAAGTCTTTTCAACGCCTTCAGTCGTAAGTCCAACAAAACCAAAATCTACAGCTTCTTTAGCCTCACGGTCCCAAACTAGGATCGCATACTGCTGGCCGCCTGCGTTAGGTCCTCCTCCCCATTTCTTCTTGTAATATAGGTAAAGGTATACTTCGTCTTCTGGAACAGCTAATAGGACTGCAATAGGCCCGTTAGGTAGATCCTGCAAGTACTGAGCGAAGTCAGTGTACCATGCAGTTCTTTCAACACCTTCAGGTGGAGCCACTCTTCTACCTCTAAAAGTAAGAGGAGCAGGAAGCTCAATGTCATGTGAAGGTCTAAAGTACTTGTACTCTAGTGTCACCGGAGATCCTCCTTGGTGAACGTATCCTAAGTTCTTGTATTTTTCGCTGCGATGTTCTTCCTTTTGGTGAATGGCACCAATCATTTTCTTAGGAAGTCCCTCAACCTTAGCAAGCGTTGAGGCTTCGAATAATTGCGTTGAGTTCTTAAAGTAATCATCAAAGGAAAGGAGTTCAAAAAGTTCCATTAGTTTTTCAGTTATTTCTAATGTTATTTATTTTGAACTCCCAACCGTTTTTGTTCGATTTAGATATCAAACATTGCGAATTCCTCTCGATTCCTTTTAGATCGTAAGATTCTAGACTTTGCGACCTTTATTCCTTTATTAAAGATCTGGCGTGCGCACTCTGGGGTACGTTCCAATTTACGACCTATTTCTGAAAAGGAGTGGTTGTGGCCGTCTACTAGTCCTAGCCTCATGCTGATGACAAACCTTTGTGTCTGAGTCAGTGATTCTAGGATTATGTTGACCATTTCAGCTCGATCAGACCTTTCGACTAGGGCAGAAGTGCTTTCGCTGTTGCTTAGCCAATTGATCGGGCTGTATGAGTCCTCGTCACTGGTGTCTTCCAACGCAGTCGATCTCGAGTCAAGCTCTAGTGTCTTTTGTACCTTGTCAGCAGACATCTCACGAGGAGTTCCAGCAAGAGCCTCTTCGATCTCAAGCGGGGTAGGGTATCGCCCTTCTCGTTGGATGAACGAGGATTCTATCCTACGTATCGCAGCCAGATCGGTGACGATGTTTTGAGGAAGCTTAACTGTCCTCATGTTTTGGTTAAGGTGCAGAAGGATCTCCTTACGGATGTGCCATACTGCATAAGAAATAAACTTGAAGCCTCGAGTTGGATCAAAGGTGCGTGCAGCATACACAAGGCCAATGTTGCCTTGTGAAATCATTTCAGCTAGCGGTTGCGAGTTGCCTGAGTACTGTTTGGCAACTGACACCACAAACCTAAGGTTAGCATTGACCAATTTAGTTATGGCCTTCTCATCACCAGCTTGCGCTTCCATTCCGACTCGAAATTCTTCTTCCATCGTCAACATCGGTTGACGTTCCACATCATGGAAATAACGATTGATGTTATCATCACGCATCGTTATTCTGTCCTGTGCGATTTTTAATTGTCTTAGATTCTTCTTCATATCTGTGTTAATTGTACTACTAAAAAACAAAAGTTTTAAACAATTTGGGTTTATTTTCACCCCAGGGTAATTTTTTTAATTAAATTTTTGCGAAATTTCCAAACAACACTAAAAATTTTCAAAATAAAAAAAAATTCTAGTTTCGCTGATAAATAATAAAAAAAGTAAAATTATGTCATACTTATTAAATTACAAACAATGGAGATCGATTCATGAATCGATGTTGTTTGAAGCAAAAGACTCAAGTCTAACACAGACCGGCATTGGCTCAGGATTAGTTGCAGTCCAAAAAGGAAATCAGATTTATGATATCTCAGACGCTGGCGTTACCCCTGCTTGGGGATGGTTAGATCCGGCGAATTCTGCACTTTTCTCAGAGACCTTAAATAAGACAATAGGATTTGGTGGAATCCCACAACTTTACATATATGCAGGACTCGGTTATGCAGGAGGTTCAAGAGCTAGTAAAACAAAGGATGTAGACTCTTTAATGGACATATTTAAGTTGTTAATATGCGGAATAGGTAGATATCACAAAATCGAAAATTTTGGAGACCAGATGGTCGAAGGAACTGACGGTAAGACTGCTCAGGTGAGAGTCGAAGAATTGGGACTTACTGTGACTCAAGACGGCGAGATACAAATGTTTGGACCAGACGCCAATAGAATTAACACTAGCGCAAAAGTAACAGATAACGGTAGTCTATTAGATTCAACAAAACCTGTGAATGCTAGTAACAAGGCAGACGTGCTTAACTATATAAACACGTTTAACCTTATCAACTTTGCGGAAGGTAACAGTCAACAATACTCCGATATTGCTGCATGTCTTGACGATAAGAAGGTTCTTCAACTTGGACTAGGAGCCAAAGGAGTAAGTGTTAGTGAAACTGTTCTTTATCTTTATTCTCCAAAAACAGCATCAGTTACTGCAGCAGGCCGAGAAGAACAAGTTACCACTACTCAAGGTAAGGCAGGTTTAAATGACGCGGTCAACTTAGCATTTACTCCAAACGAGTTTGCTACTGCTACTACTGATAAAGGAGAAAAACTCCCAGTAAACGGTTCACACCCAATGATTCAAGACGTTGCTAACAAGATATTGGCTGCCCTTGGTGAAGATCAACAGATCACAAAAATGACCTTAGTTTCTGGTGCAAGCCCGGACTGGCAAGGTAAACCTGTTCCTGAATCAAACGGTTCTGGTGACCCAAGTGGAGGAAAACTTAGCGACGCTACTTTCAAGACAGAGAAGACTGCTCTTGGAAACCAATGGCTAGCTTGGAGAAGAGGAAAACAGTTTTCTGATGCTTTGATCGAATTACTAGGAGAGAAAAGAATCGCAGCGAACGCACTAACGATCGAATGGAAAGTAAGCGCAACTGGTGCAGAGGGAGGAAGAAACTTATCTTACGTAGTTGGTTCTACTGGAGTAGCACCTAAAGATAAGACTGAAACTGTATTCGCAGGGGCAAGTTACAAAGTAGGAGGCGGAGTAAATACTTACTATCGCTATAAGTTTACTTGGAACTATGCAAACATCGCTCAGTCTGAAGGTGGATGGCTTAAAAAAATATTCGGAAAACAGACTAAATCTAGTGGTGATGTTGAAGTCGGAAACACTATCATTTATAGAGAAATGGTTTCTGATGGACAAGGCGGATTCGAAATTAGCAAAAAGAAAACTAGAGAGGCAGAAGTAATTAGACTACAGGATGGAGTTCCAGTAGTATTGTCAGCGACTGGAAAAGAATTAATAATTAAATCAGATCGCTTCGTTTCTGGAGGGACTCAAGTAAAGGCCGGAACAACTAAGATAGAATAAAACTGAGACTTATCTAAATTAAAAAGGGAAGATTTATTTCTTCCCTTTTTTTGTGATATTAGAGTCGTCAAGTTTACAGTGATATGAACAGTCGAATCGTAAAGTAGTCTTGTCTTCTGATATTACTACTTTAGACGTAACTGTCGACTGTGTCCAAGTGGGATAAGATATTATCGCTTCATGAGAGCTCGAATTGATCCAGCTATTTACTGCCTGTTCTGCTAGATATTCAAAGTTTTCAGAAAGAGCATCTTCTGCTTTTTTCTTTACTCCTGGTGAATCTCCTCTTGTGACTAATTGAAACAAACATTCTCCGTTACATGTGATGCCTACGCTATCTGAATGAAATCCTGTTTTGACTAGAGAGTTTCTTTCAGTTATCCTTTTACTATATTTTCGCATAGTCGATGATTCGAAGGAAACACAGGGCTTCTCGCCTAGTGACGTTCGATACTCGTTTATTTTAATCCAGATTAATGAATCTAACTTTTGAGATCGAATTGTGTCCTGACCCAGTGTTGAAAAGCTAAGTGTGATGAAAATTAAGATTAGAGATTTCATGTTTAACGAGTTTAATTTTTTACAATTATACTATAATTTCTTTTGCTTTTATTCTGATAAATAATAAAAATAAAAAGTATTTATGAAGAACTTAAAATTAGTCTCTTATCAAGAGTGGTCTAACATATATGAATCGTTAAATAAAGACTCTAAAGCGACTCAAAGGGTCCTCGAATCTAAGTTAACTGGAATATATGAAGCAGTTCTCACTCAAACTAACGTCACTTTTCCTGAAGGTCTAGTTACAGATAAGCATACTAGAAAGACGTTTGACGGTCTCGATTCTTTCGGCAATGACTTGGAAATTACAATGGCCGATAATCAAACTGTTTATGAGACTGCAATACGAACAGTTGATTCAGTCCCAGGCGCTACTTTCTTGTATGCAGGTGCAATCACAAACGCTGCTAAGAACGTAGCACTAAAGCTCAACGTATTTAAGTTGATTATAGCTGGGATAGGAAATTCAGTAGGAATTGAGAAATTAGCTGATGAACTTATAAAGGACCCAACGCTAATGGAGAATCTAAAATTGAAAGCTACTTTAGATAAGACCTTCAAGACATTTGGTAAAGACGGCCTGATGTATACTGACGCTAAACTCAGTCCAGCAGGAGTAGCATCGTCTACTGGAACTGACAAAAATTTAACTAAACCCTCAATTGTTTGTGGAATACTTAATACTCAAAACTTGGTGAATTGGGTAAACGGGTCGTTTAGTCAAGTAATAGACTTATCACCAAAAATCGGTGGAAGCGGAGTAGGTGAATCGTTTTATGGCTTTGGTTCGTCAGTAGCGGACGACTCTCCTGAAGTAGACAGTGCAACTCTTTACTTATTCACATCAGCTAGCTCAGGTGAAGGGTCTGCCGAGCCAGTTGCTCAACCGACATCTGCTCCTTCTAGAGGAGTATCCATACCTTGGGCACAGCTCGATTTCACTTATGATGAGGATGGAACATTGATAGACGAGCGCTATTCTGAAATAAAGGAACTCATTAAACAGATAGTTAGCGAATTAGCGCCTAACGAAGTTATCACTAAGTTACAATTGACATCTGTTGTGAATCCTATGTGGAATGGACAGACTACTTCAGGAAACGGTACAGGCGAGCCTGTTGGCCAAAACAGTGTTAAGTTGACTGACGCTACTTTCAAAACAGATAAGACTGCTTTAGGAAATCAATGGTTGGCTTGGAAAAGAGGTAGCGAAATTGCAACTGAATTATATGAGTCATTAGGAGGTAAAATACAAAAGAATGCCATAGAAGTAATGTGGAAGATAGGTCAAACTTCTGCAACTATTCCAAACATAACTTATTCAATTGTCGCTAAAACAACTTCTCCATCAAACATAGCAAACACTCCAGCCATCGATAACGCTCTAGGCACACAGGCAGTTAGCGCAAACGCAAATATTCCTATTTCTAGATATAAGATAACGTTCGACGGTAGCGTGATAGCTAAGGCACTTCCAGGTAAATTGAAGAAAGTCATAGGAATAGGTGCATCGACAATCGCTTATGAAGATTTATCTGCTGGTGATTCCATAAAATATAAAGGGATGACTGATGGTAAAATAGATGATAAATCAGTCAAAAAAGGTAAAGTACTAAGCATAAGTGACGGTAAAGTAACTTTAGAATCAGAGACTGGAAACAAGCTCACAATATCTAAAAACAGATTCATATCCGGTGGCAAAGAAACTAAAGCAGGTACAGTAATGCAAGAATAACTAAGAACTTTGTACTTTTTAAAAGTAAAAGAATAAGAAGATAAATAACAAAAAAAGACTTGACTATGAGTTTCGATAAGATCTTTTCTCTTTCAAATAGATTAAACGAGAATCGCTTTGGCCCAGGTAAAGCCAAAGTAGTATCAGACGGCAATAAAGTTGTCGCAACACCAATTGACCGTAATTCATTTAAGGTGAAGGCTGTCGGTTACCAGGACATGATCGTTCAAGGTAGGCTTACTGCTGCTGGCTTTAATGGAATACTTAACTGGTTAAAACAACAACCAGACATCATCGATTATTACTATAAACTAAATGATCTTAAGACTCACTTCTTAGTGTATCAGATAATGAAGGACAATGATCTTTTTGAAAAACAGTCCTTTCAATTCACAATAGTTGAAAGAAGCACAGTTCCTAATTTAAGTCCTGCGGTAAATCACGTTTCTCTTGAAGAGCTTGAAAGCATTCAAAAGGGAGTTGGACCTAAGGACCTAGTGGTAAGCCCATCGCAACAGATATTAGGTAAGCCTGGAGTCGATCCAGTAAAGGCGACTGGCCTTACTTTCCCGATCGTAGCAACATCAATTCCAGGAAACAAGAACACTAGTTTAGTTAACTTTGTTAGGGACGCATACCTTAAGGTAAAACAAGATCCTAACGTTTCTAGTTATGCGGGTTTAGCTGCAGTAAAGGCTGAGGTTAATAAAGGTGAGCTTGGTAAGAGCTCTCAAGCCTTCATATATGCCTTAAACTCTGCATTCGGAATCAAGGACTGGTCTGGAGAAGAGGTTGAGTCTAACTTGACCGCTGCTCTTGCCACTAAATTATACGCAACACCGGCTGCTACTACTGAAAGCGCTAAGTACTTCTTACACCCTAACGGTCGTCAATTGATAAAAGAAGACATTGATGCTCTTCCTGGATTCAGCTCTAATGCGTTTATCGCAGGTTTCGACCAAGCCATTAAGGGACTTGGTGGAGGTCCTACTAACACTGGAGGAATCGCGGTTCCTGCTGAAGGATTCAAATATGACGCCAGTTTTAAGTTAAAGAACGCAGAGCTTCAAAAGTTCCAAGAGATCTTATTGAAGAACTTACCTACTTATGCGGGTGGAGCTCTTAAAACTAGACCAGCAGTCGCTGCATTCTTAAGAACTAAGGCGGACGGTATTTATGGAAACAGGACAAGAGATTTAATTGGTTATCTTAAGGTCGGTCTTACTGATCCTAAGTATCCAGACAATGATAACTCTACAATCAAGGCGGACTTTGTTAACCGTATGTTGAAGGAATTTAAGGTAGTACAAGAGAATAAGACGTATCTTGGACTAGACGGTTATTCTATCATCATTGAGGGTTTCGATACTGGTGCGGCTGACGTTGCGACTGGCGGCGGAGGCGGCGGAGGCGGTGGAGGCGGTGGTCGAGTAGTTAAGAAAGACAGCACAGTTTCCTCCAATCTTTCTTCGTCCAGTCAATTTAGAACAATCGAAGGACTGTCATACGAATACAAGGTTCAAAACGGATTTTGGGTATATCGAACTAAGGGTTCTAAAGGTAATTGGGCAAAGGCTTTAACTCCTAAAAACATTGCAATACTTCAAAAGAACTTTCCAGCTGACAAAGGTAGTTATATTAGACCAAGTCAGCCTGAGTACATGTATAAAGTAGAGGGTGGAGTATGGAAGACGTATCAGGGTGGTACATGGGTAGAAGCAAATGATGCTTCTCAATTAGACTTAAAGAACCTATATGGTATGGGCACAGGCGCACCCAAGTCTACGGCAAAGGCACTTCCTATAAAAGACATAGACCGTATGCATAGGGAAATAGCATCAACTGTTGCTAGTTGGTTTCCAGCAGACGGTTGGAGTGGTCCTTTTAAAGACTATAAAGGAAACGTTGATGACGATGAAGTAAATGCCTGGAAAGAACTTGTTAGAAAGTGGTCGACTGGTTCTAGTAGTTGTTCTGCAAAGCTAGCTAAGACTAAAGAGGCAATTGCTCTTCTCCCTGCAGATGCTGAGAAAACTAGAGTCCAAGGGAATTATAACACTTTGGCTAACCTAGTTGCAGGCGGCGGAGCATTTAAGAAGAAGTTCTTAGGTTTAGACTCATGGGATGATACTTACGTCATAAAACTATATCAGAGCAACGGTGATGTCTTTAGAAGAGAAATATACACTGACTTCTAATGAACGAACACGTAAAAGGCTTCAATGATTTCTTAAATGAGGCTGCCTACATAGACCAGCAAGGAGAACTTCAAGGTCTAAACATGGGAGACGTTAGAGTGATGGAAGAGGCAGATACCTTAAGAACCTTTTTAGAGGATGAAGGTGCACGTCGAGTGACGATTGAGGCTGATGAAGACATAGTTAAATTGCGATTTGAATACGCAATGAGACCTTTGGCCATTGAGCTTGATCTACAACAAGACATCACGACCCTATTTGAAGAAAGAGGAGAGAGGGAACCCCTTATCATGTTACAGCTCGCTTCTGATGAATTCTTCGATTTACTGGCAGCAAAGGGCTTACGTGGAATAGTCGACGGTAGACTTTAATCCTTACTTAAGAACCTTTTCATTAGCTTCAGCATCTTAAAGGAGATCTCTCCGCTTATCTGCATGCATTCCCTTTCGTCGTATGTCTGGCCAGAGTTACCCAGGATGATTCTCTTCATCACCTTGACTCTATTTGAAAAATCATATACGATCTTCTCACGAACCTCCTTGACACTATCCCTGGTAGTACCAGTCTTAGCGTAATGTATGAACTCGTCTCCAGGTTTCATGCTAGCCCGATTTTTTGTTATTTATAGCCCTAAAAAAGGAAAACCCCCAGTCCAATTTTAATCATTCGACTAGGGGTTTGTCTAGACCTCTTCTAATTTGAAAACCAATTAAAACCAGACGAAGAATCTAGATCTGGTGGTCCCTCACGGGCTCGAACCGTGGACCTACTGATTATGAGTCAGTTGCTCTAACCTGCTGAGCTAAGGGACCGTGGGGTCTATTGACGACCCAATGGGGTGACCAAGGGAGGAAGTTAAGTTTTCGCTGAAATAGTCTTAAGTCTTAAGTCTTCCGTCAATTAAATTTTGAAATCTTAAGTAGTAAGGCGCTTAATCGGCTTCAAAATCGAATCATCATGAATATAGGTCTTAGAATGTAAGTTGAGTGGGAAAGTTTCCCATCAATGCTACTCACTCTTCTTCGCTCCGCCCGGTCAGATCTTTGTTATTGCATTGAACGCCTCGATCTCTTCCTGTAAAGCTTCGATCTCAGCCTCCCACTGCTTGACTTGCTTGTCCTTTGCCACGAGGTTCATGAAGGCAACGTATTCTATTTGTGTGCCATCATTTGTGTAACGATCGCGGTGCATGCCTTCTTTCACATCAACGTTTCTCATTCGACTTGATAGATTCTTCAGCTCTCCGAGTCTAAAGATCTTTTCAGCGATCGGTGCATTTGCAAGCTGGATCTTTGTCTTTAGATCGATTAACTGTTTTGTCAGGTCAAGCCACGCATTAAATGCCTCTTCCGCGTTGTAAGGTGTTGACATACCGGCCTCGTGTGAGTTAAACGCTAGGAAGCGAGTATACGCCTCATCTACCTGCTTAACTAACTTTTTCTTTGTTTTTAGAGCTTTTGTTAAGTTCATCTTTTTTTGTTTTTTGGTGATCCGGTCAGGATTCGAACCTGAGACCTACTGCTTAGAAGGCAGTTGCTCTATCCAACTGAGCTACCGGACCGATTTAGATTCTAGTATGTTAAAGAATATTTTACTTAGAGTCAGAATTTAATTTTCTTCCTCTATTCCATCCAATGTCAATATACTCAATTAACTTGTCATTTTTAATTTTTATGGAATTTTTTCCATCATTTATCCAACATGTCCCATATTGAGAATTTTTTTCTCCAGATTGAGAGATCGAATTTGCTTTACTTATCTTTCGCTTTGTTTCAAGAGAGTGTTTCTTATTTAACCACGGTTGCTTACCTTTTACTGATTTACTGACTGCTTCACAAAACTTTTTTCTATAATCTACGTCATTTTGTAACCTATCATGTAATATTTTATTAGTAGCAAGCCGACCTGCTGTATGAAATTTCTTAGCATGTTCTTCTCCACTAAGACCTCCTCCTCCACCGAGTTGCAAGTTCATACACATTTCATCTTTAAGCAAATTTTCATTTACTATCTCTTTTTCTCTCAATTTCAAAGAACTTCGGTCAGGCAACCATTCCAATATTTCGATTGTGTGATGTACTTTTCCGTATTTGTTTAAGGATCTTTTTAGAACCTTTCCACTTCCGAAATACCCATCCTCTAAATTAGAAGTCGAATGCATTCCGATGTAGTATTTTTCACTTATCAAACAAGTTACTTTGTAGATATAGTGGTACCTATATTCTTTTCTTGGCATAATGTACCTTCGTTTTGATTATTTATCTCGACGAAGGTACAAAAATACCTGGGGTAGCGGGGGCCGGACTCGAACCGACGACCTCAAGGTTATGAGCCTTGCGAGCTACCAACTGCTACCACCCCGCACTGTTTGTATTCCGTACGGGAATCGAACCCGTGCCTCTGCCGTGAAAGGGCAGCGTGTTAGACCGCTTCACTAACGGAACGTATGAGCGGTCCTGAAGGGATTTGAACCCTCGATCTCCGCCGTGACAGGGCGGCGTCCACTCCAACTGGACCGCAGGACCAAAATTCGTCTAACGAGACTTGTTAGACTGGATTTTAACGGGTTTCTCTGACTGTTTCGAGAACCATTTCTCTATGGCGACAATACCCCATTAGATACTTTTCATTAGTGTCTTACCACATAAAAACCTGTCAACTCACTACGTCGGTGGGGCAGAGCGTCGCTCCCATTAATCCGCCACGATACCCCATTAAGGTCGAGGATTTTTTTACCACCATCGCTTTTTTACAGAATGCGACCAATCTTTCCGAGCGTCTCTTTCTCGTAGTAGTCAGGACAGGACTCGAACCTGTATGAGCCACTTCAATTACCTTGTAGGCTCTCCACTACGGTGCTTGTAGCGTCTACCATTCCGCCACCTGACTATTTGGGTAGGTTAATGAGTGATTTCCCCTACCTCTTTTTACTCTGTATCAGACTTCATTACTGAAACATCAACCTAAGTCACTCTGTGTTTGTAGTCAAGACAGGACTCGAACCTGCAATCTCACCCACATACTGTAAGCACGCGTTACCAATTAGCCACCTGACTATTTGAGGTTAAGAACTCCTCTGTGTTGTAAGCATATTGTTACTTTTAACAGCTTCATTTTTTATCAATATTTCCTTTCTCAAGGGAACAACACAATGTTGTTGATAGTGTTGGAGTACCCATCTCGCTCCAATCTTAACTGCTTAATCGTAGTTTTACGAGGCCCCGGCAGAAAGGGTGCTGAATTCCTGATCCACTCTGGATTGTCGACATCCATTGAGTGGGGAAAACCACTATCAATCGTGGAGTAGAAGGGACTCGAACCCATATCCTCTTCCTTGCAAAGGAAGCGCTCAACCAATTGAGCTACGACCCCAAAATAAAACAAAATTAAGTCTACCAAGCGCATTAACTTGGTCAACGATTTGATCAATGGTTTGTTCCCCATTGCCTGATACGTGGCCACGCAGAGCAGGGTCTCCTACATGACATTCCGGGGCATTATTACTCTCAGTAAAGGTTGCGATCCTGTGAGAGCCGGAATCTCTTTCAACGGTGCTAGTCCGTCCTATGTTAGACTAATTTTGTTTTGAGCGGGAGAAGGGACTCGAACCCTCAACAACCAGCTTGGAAGGCTGGAGCTCTACCAATTGAGCTACTCCCGCAGTTGTGACTACTCCCTGGGAAGTTTCGTCACGTTTACGTGAATGGGGTGATCAGACCCACTAACATCACGAGCATAGGTTTTTAACGCCAAAACCAGTACTAAGAAACGTTAGTTTTTATCGCCCAAAACTAAATAAACGGCTTGACGTCTTGTGGACTCTCCTTTAAGTGTGCTCCACATCAATTCTCAAGCTGAACCCTACTGCTTACACTCCCAGTACTTCCAGTAGGACTCGAACCTACAAGATCATGATCCTAAGTCATGCGCGTATACCAATTCCGCCATGGAAGCATTTTTTTTTTGCCAGTATGTCAAAGAACTACCTAACTAATATACTCAGTTTTTAGCTAGGTTTTAAACTTTTTTCACATTTTTTTGAGGTTAGGGCGAGATTCGAACTCGCATACCAAGGTTTTGCAGACCCGGACCTTACCTATCGGACACCCAACCCTCTAACGACAGTGGTGATCGGCAGCCTTTGTCGCAACCTGGTTATCGGGTTTGATGTTAACCTTATAACCTAGGCTTTGAGCCCAACCGACGCTTGCCTGAACCAGAGCATTGCTGTAATGCTTTTCGCTAGGATTCAAGTCAAAGTCTATTTCTAGCTTTACCTTTATCTTAGCAGTTAGCGCTTCAGCAACCTCCATGGAGTTTTCAGTCTCCTTCCACAGACGAGTCCACCTGTCCTTTATCTTTGTCACCTTAGTCGTGCTGTGCACGTAGTGGACTCCTCTATTGCCGTATCTATAGGCAATCACCGTGCTGTAGACAGTATGCCTACGATGGTTTTGTGAGTCCGTCCCGACGTGTATCTCAACATAAGGGCATTCCTTTAAGATCGACAGAGTGTGTTTTACAACGTCGATCGATTGGCCGTCAACTTTTCTAAACACTCTGTTCATGATCTTTAATTTTTTTGTGGAGCCGATGGGTATCGAACCCATTCCTCTGGATTTTCAGTCCAGCGCAATCACCTGATCTGCCACAGCTCCTTTAGCGCGCCCCCAAGGTTTCGAACCCTGACCGATGGGTTTGGAATCCATCATGCTACCGTTACACCAGCGACGCAATTGTGTCCGACCTAGCTCGGAACCGACATCGGATTTTTTAATGGTACCCTCAAAGCGATTCGAACGCATATCTCCTGATTCGTAGTCAAGTGTTCTATCCAATTGAACTATGTGGGCAAGTTTTTAAGTATCCCTGAAGGGAGTCGAACCCTTAGCGTACGGAGCTTAAATCCGTTGTGTTTACCAATTTCACCACAGGGACTTGTTGGGTAACTAATGGGAATCGAACCCATGGCACAAGGAACCACAATCCTTTGCTCTACCTACTGAGCTATAGCTACCATTTATCACTTAGAGTTTATGAGCTTAATCAAACGTCTGATCGTCCTCTTAAACTTTATTCTAGCGATGAGCTCGTCTAGCCCCATCTCATTGGAGGGCCGAGGAATCTTAGAGCTTTTCAGTCTTCCTTCTATTATGATCTTTTCATTCATTCTTCTGTTTTTTTAGTACCGTCGACAGGGTTCGAACCTGTTTAAGCTGCCTTATGAGAGCTGCTTCTTTTCCACTAAGCAACGGCGTGTGTTCCATGCTCACCACGTTAAGGCTGGCCGTGAGCGATGCTACCTACGATCGACTTTCGTCATGGAACTAGCGGAAAACAGAGGAGTCGAACCTCATACCCTAAAGTACATCTCGCTTAGCAGGCGGACCCTCTCACCGTCGAGGATTGCTTTCCATAGAGCGTAGTGGGACTGCAGTTCCCCGAGGCTCCTACGCAAGTTACTCCTCTTTGGTGCTTATGGCAGGTATCGAACCTACTACCTCCGACGTATCAGGTCGGCGCTCTGACCAATTGAGCTACATAAGCTGGTTACAGGACCCGCACCCTGCACTGAACTTGTACTTCGTTCTATTAAGCGTTTGCGGATCAGATAGGGCTCGAACCTACTATCTTCCGCTTAACAGGCGGTAGCTTATACCACTTAAGCTTCTGATCCATTCTTTAGTACAGACGACGAGACTCGAACTCGTAACCTCGATCGTATAAGGATCTTGCTCTCACCATTGAGCTACGTCTGTGACTGTGGAAGCGATAGGACTCGAACCTACACGCCCTTACGGGAACAGATTTACAGTCTGCTGAGCCAACCAATTGCTCAACGCTTCCAAATTAAGGAAAGAGGAAGATGGTTGCGTGGACATCCTCTTTTACGATCGGCTTTACTTAGGTGTATGTCTCCCAACTCCGATGACACCAACCGACATACACTCTCGTGTTATGGGTATCATCATTCCCCGATCAACCTTAGTGCACCCTGATGGATTCGAACCACCGACCAGTTGCATGTAAAACAACAGCTCTTCCTCTGAGCTAAAGGTGCGAGTTGCAGGATATCGCTTAACCTGCTGACGATGTGCACTGTTCGTCTTCGATGGCAACCATCACGATTTTTGTTACAATAAACTAATAGTGTTTATTGGATTGGTGAAGAACTGCAATAGAGTAAGATTTTTGCATTCTTCCCCATGTATCTTTATTTTATTTTTCTCCCAAGTCTCCATCCTTCTGGAATTAAAGAACCCTTATGAATTTTAATATTTTCTTTTTCATTGGTAATCCAACATGTTCCATATTGAGAATTGGAAGATCCCTTTTGTTTATTTTTAATTGAGTTCTTAATTTTTTCAATTGTTTCCAAACTATGTGAATGTCCAGTAAATCCACTCGAGTTTAAAATTGGAGTAAGGTGAATCTTTCGATATTCATCATTTTCCCATAATTTTGAAACCGTTTCACTCATGGTTTTAGAAAACTTTGCAGTTTTCCTAGAAATACTCGCAGCATCCATAAATTTCTTTTTATGTTCATCTGATGAAAAACCTCCACCTCCGCCAAGGGTTAAATTCATACATAATGTATCATTCAATAACTCTTCATTCACTATCGCAGCTTCTCTCAATTTCAAAGAATTTCGATCAAGTAACCATTCAAGTATCTCTACTGAATGGTTTTCTTTTCCGTGTTTATTGATAGACAGCCATAGTCTTCTGCCGCTTCCAATATATCCGTCTTCTAAATTAGAAGTCGAATGCATCCCGATATAATATCTCCCAGTAACATTACAAGTTGTCTTGTAAATGTAGTGATGGGTGTGTTGTTTTCTTGCCATAATGTACCTTCATTTTGATTATTTATCTCGATGAAGGTACAAAATAGTCATAGTGATCCCGCCGAGAGTCGAACTCGATTTCATAGATTAAAAGTCTATTACATCACCACCAATGTTTCGGGATCTTTAGTTTGCGACTCTTGTCGCTCTTGTCACTTTCCATGGTCTTTGGAATTTTTTAATTGTGGATCACTTTGTTTTTAATTGTGGCTCATCTAGATTAGTATCTGATCCATAAGATACTGCTAAATGAGCCACATCGTCTAAGTGAGAGGGCTCGAACCTCCGGCCTGAGCATCCCAAATGCCCCGCTCTACCAACTGAGCTACACCTAGTTATTGAGGAGAGAGCGGGATTCGAACCCGCGGATCCGTGAAGATCTCCGGTTTTCAAGACCGGTGCAATAAGCCAACTCTACCATCTCTCCTTAATCGTTGTCTCGGCTGGAATCGAACCAACACACTCGGAGCCAAAATCCGATGCCCTGCCTTTAGGCTACGAGACAATTAATGGCCAATATGTCAAAGAACTTCTTCAGAGCTCTGTGTAGGAATCGAACCCACTTATCTTGAGTACAAATCAAGTACATCACCTTTTATGTTTACAGAGCCTATAAAAGCAAAAAACCCGAATCTTTTGGACTCGGGTTCAGTTATTTCTAGTTAAACGTTTTTAATCTAGTTCATGATTCTCGAGTCGTTAGGTGATCGCGTCGGCTGCCCCTCATATCTAAAGTCGCACGCCATCTTGCTAATCGATTGCCAGCTGTGATTGCCAACCGATAAGAGCGCCAAATTTGATATGTTAACTCGTGTTTTCATTTCTTGTTTATTTATATCTTAAAAATGGTGTTTTTCTAAGATTAGTGGTGCAAATATACAAACTTTTTTAGAACTAGAAAAACCTTTTTAATTTTTTTTATGAAAATTTTCTAAGTATTTGGTTTTTAGTTAGACTTCCTTACCTCCGCCTAATGAAACGGTTGAAGTAGATACTAAAGAACTAGCAGCCGCTTGTAACGCTGCACTAAATTCAGGACTCTGTACGTAGTCTGCAAAACCCAATGTGCTTGCACCGTCTATCGTGTATTTGTTTAACTTTACTTGATCTGATGAGTTTCCATCGACCGTTGTGAAGCTATTACCGTCTACTGAAATTACTATTCCAGTATGACCTCCGCCTTGTCTACTCTTATAGAATATCTGGCCAGCCTTTACTTTAGTCGGATCCTGTATCGCATCGGCTCTAGTTATCTTGGTGACTCCAGTAGGAATCTTTCTCCAGTGATCAACGACTCCTGCAGTTTTAGGTAGAGGGTGTGTACCTCCAGTAAACTCATCAAAGATTCCATAAACGAATGCCATGCACCAAGGATAGCCTGTGCCTAGTCCAACCTTATTTAAGAAACCTTTAACCATTTCACCGCCGTTCTTACCTTCCTCCTTCTTTCCCAAGTATTTTTTAATGATTGAGATGAACTGTGAAGCCTTTTGCTGAGCATTAGTAGGTTCTACCTGAATGGCACCTTCCGTTATGAACTGAGAAAATGATCTGACAGTTGTCATCTAGTTTTATTTTTATTTATTCCTCAGAGCTGCCTACTCGATAAGGATGAGTCTATTTAGCTCTATGGATAGGGTTTGAACAGTTACCTTTGTGAGATCCCCATATGCTTTTACCAAAACCTACCTTGATGTATTCACACCCTTCGTATTCGTATTCAATTACTCGCTGATAATAGTTCTCAGTTTCTTTAGATAGTTCATTTGCACCCAAGTTTTTCTTTTCTTCGGGTTTGGCCTCACACGAAAGCAAAACCATTGATAAGATCAAGATAAGTTTATTCATAACGCTTTTGTTTTTATTTAGTAGGTGTTTCATATAATCTAAAACAGCGGATCGTTAATTCTTTTTAATGTTGATAGTCTTCTAAAATTTTAATCACACGTTTATAAAAAAGATCATTCAAATGTCTACTTTCATATAGCATCCCGTCTGAACGTGAGGCGCAATCGATCAAGTCTTCAAAATTTGTTGTGTCACAAATTGGGACTCTATGTTTAAGGTTTATGATTTTGCTATTTACTTTTTTTGATTCTGAAAAATAAATCACTTTTTTATTTAGTAACTGTGACCAGTATGTTCCATGATAGGTTGTCGATATTATGATTTCCTTAGAAGATATGAAGTCGATCAAGTTATCAATCGATTCGTCATTTTTTATTTTAGGAAAAACGTCGATGTTGACTGGCAGTCGAGTGTGTTCTATTATGCCCACTCTATCCGTCACCTCAAAGGGTTTATCAAATATCGAGTGTTTACAGGACACGCACGGTAGATATTCTGAATTTAATTCGTATGAAATGTCTCTAACTCCAGAGCATATTACATTTTTATGATTTAAGATACTGAATGCTGGGACCTCGGTGGTGTTACTACCCACTCCCCAAAAAATAACTTTATTGTTTTCAACTAAGTATTCTGTAGTTTTTTGTATTGAGTTATCATTAGTTGTTATTAGACCGCCTCCGCCTATGATGACTAACGAATCTGTAATGTTTGAGGATTCATAATCCTTATTTCCTTCAAGAAAAAAGTATACGTCCATGTAGTGAACTTGCCTTACCTTGAATTTTGAAAAGTCATAATATTTTAGAGGACTTGACCAAAAATCACCGGCATTACCTATGTAGTTTACGTTTATAAAAACAATCTCCTTCATAGTTTTATTGTTGCGGTTGCAATCCTAAGATAGAGTTTATTCTATTCTTTCCCTTTTCTCCGATTGGGATAGGGTTTCCTTCCTCATCTATTTGTACAAACTTTATGTGAGTCTTTAATACTAAGACCTGTTTTCCAGTATAAACGTTGTGAGCTCTTGCCTCCATGTAAAGGGTGACTGAAGAGTTACCTACAGCAGTTGGAAAACCATAAATCTTTAAGAGTTGGCTCTCCCGAGCAGGCTTTTCAAAGTTACACTTATCTATCGACACGGTCACCATTCTAGGACTGTCACAAAGCTGCATTGCATAACCAGCAGCAGATGCATCTATCCATGCCAAAAGCTTTCCTCCAAAAAGGTTTCCATGAAAACCCAAGTCTGATTTTTTGATTGGGTGAGTGTTTAATAGTTCCATTGTCATTAGTTTCTTTCGTAAGTCAACAGGTGAACGGTTGACACATGTAAAAAATCATCATATCTTTTCCAACCTTCTTGTAAAAGAAAACAGTCGATTAGGGTCCCTTTTCCAAGAATCCTAGTATGGATCTCATATCGAGTACGATCGACTATTTCCCTGCTCTCGTTGAATGTGTGCCATTCTACCCAACTTTCAGGTAAAAAATTATCGTCAACTGAGAGGATCACATCAGGCGACAACCTTTTATAGACTGCTGCTAGTTCTCGATAGTGGTGTAGCTGAGAAGGAGTCGGGTCAGGAACGAAAAGGTCGTATGAGTCAAAATAGATGTAATCGATTGCAGCTACCTCATCATCGCTCAGAGATTCTAAATAGGCGACAGAATCTGAAGTAATGTATTCAATCACGTCTGCAAAGCCCTTAGTCGTTTCCTTACAGTTATCGATCGATCTTTCGGAAATATCGATGGTTATGAGCCTACCGCCTGTCCAGTTTTTGATTAGGTCGGCAAATACTAGCGTAAAAGCTCCCATGTTATCGTCAAGCCCACTCCACATGGTACCAGTCTCGACTATAATTAGAGGCTTGTTTTTAGCTACTAGCTTCTTAATCACATACTCGTAATTGTAATACCTAGATGGTCCAGACTTAATGATGTCTTCCTTATATGGAGCGATAAAGTCTTCAAAGTTAAATTCGTTCATCATGTTTAGTTGTTTAAGGGAGCTTTGATTGCCGGATGTGATTCATAATTTTCAATGGAAAAATCGGACACTGAGTAAGTCGGTAGACAGTCTCCTTCTTTCCACTTAACTTCCGGTTCGATTTTTAGAGTAGGTAGAGGATATGGTTCTCTTGTACTTTTTTCTAAGGCAGCCGCTGCTTCAGTTATGTACAAGTTTTCCATTTCAACATCAGTATTTTTCATAACCCATTGAATCTTCTCTTCCCACGTAAGTTCTCTACCAATTTGTTCCTTCGCTTGTTCAATATGATTCAAATACAAATGAGTATCACCTAAATTACCTATCAATTCGTCAGGTACCATGTTTACTGCCTTAGCAATGATTTCAAGCAGTAGGCCATAAGAAGCAATGTTGAAAGGTAAACCTAAGAAAGTATCTACTGAGCGCTGGTTCCACATTAGAGAGATTGCTCTAGTTGGAATTTTCAATTCATCTAAAAACCAAGCATCAATCTCATTATGATACATTTTTTGTGGGTCATAATAGTCTAGTCTCTCTTGAAAACTCAACTCTCTTGTATAAACTTGAAATCCATAGTGACAAGGTGGAAGTGTCATTTGGTCTAATTCCCCAACATTCCAAGCTGAAACCATTAATCGTCTTGAATCTGGATTTGATTTAAGGTCTTGGATTAGGTTTGCGATTTGGTCAATTGAGTTATTTTGGTATGTTACTTTAACATCATATTTACTATAATCACCCCCATCACGAATTAAATCCATAACCTTAACTTTGTCAGAACTTTTTACATTTTTTAAATCATAATTCACTACATTCTTTCTACCCCAACTTCTCCATTGCTTACCGTAAATTGGCCCTAATTCACCATCCGTTCTGCCTGACTTGATGTAATCGCCATCCCATATATGACAATTATTATCATGCAAGTACTTGATATTGGTATCGCCACGCAAGAACCAAAGCAACTCAGTTGCAATTACTCTGAATGGCATCTTCTTAGTAGTTAATAAAGGAAAGCCTTCTTGCATATTGTGTCTGATCTGTCGACCAAAGACGCTAATTGTCCCTGTCTCAGTACGGTCCTCTTTTTTTACTCCATTGGCTAATATGTCTTGGAGTAATGCTTGATATTGTTTGTCTAAGCTATTCATCTTTATCCCTGTTTAAATAATGAATCACTGCTTGAGCAATCAGCCAAGTAACTGGTATGCACCACAGTAAGATTATTGTGTTAATTAACATCAGTGTTAGAATATTTTTTTCTTAAGTATTCTGCCCAAGCTGCTTGTTTTCTACCGTTTATGAAGAACCAACCCAAGTTGATCTCAAACCATCTAGTTAGCCTTTTTCTCATGCTTAGTAAAGTTCGATAGCCCTGTGTTGATTATTGATAGGAAGTCAAGAACCTCCTTCTTTGTGTTAAACCTAATCGCAGGATCGGTGTCAAAAACTTCAACAAACCACTCGCCGTCTAGTAGCCTATCGTTCTCGTTACTTATGAGCCCTAGACCGTTCGCTATGTGATAGTAATAGTAATAATAGTCTGGATCCGATGCTACTGCTACTGCATCGTCAGACAAAGACAATCCGTCTTCTTGGCAGCATTCAAAGCCAAGGTCAATTAGTTCCTGTTCAGTCATCTTTTTCTAGTTAAGTTTATTCTTTTTTCAGGCCTTACCTTTCTCTCTATCCTAAACCCACCAGTCAAGTAGCCTGATAATATTTTACTCGTAGTCTCGCTTCCAAGTATTCCTTCCACCATCTTTCCATCAAAGCTTGGGTCGTGCATCGGGATTCCACCGGTCGTTTCAACCTGATCTAAATCCTTTGAATACTTGAATACTATCTGATCTGGTCCGTTTGTTTCAATGAGTTCAAAACCAGAAAAACTCCACCCCTTATCATTGATAAAAGAGCGGAGTTCTTTTCCTAGCCTCCCAGAAAAAATTATCTGGGAAGGGATAGTTTGATGCTCTATGGAAAGGTCTGATATGTGAGTGTCAATCAGACTAAAAAATTCCATTGCAAACTTTGAGTCCTTATCGATAGGTACTTCAAACTTCATTCTTTTTGGCCTCTTCAGCTATTTTACGCAGGATTGCGTTAACCTTTCCTGCCTTGTTTCCATCCACCCAAAACTCTCCCTTATCGTTGCAAATGAAGTGACGAACACCGTCATCCATGCAAGAAAGCTTGTATTTGTTTGAGGTTCCATGGACTACTCCAAAGTGATAAATGAAACTTTCCCTTTCGTAGTAATTGGGACTGGCTTCTGCAAACCTAGTCAAGACGTCATAGACCTTTTCAGAGGTCTGTGTTGCCATGTGCTTCATTATCGTCTAGTAACTAGTCCTAGGATTTTTGATTCTTGTACGCTAGCGACAGCCGACTCTGCGATCGAGTCTTGGAAACGTTCATTAAGGATTTCTTCAACCTCAGCAACGCTGTCTGCGTCAACTAAATATTGTTCGTAAACCTTTTTGATTTTTCCTGTGTTGTCGTCAACTGTTTCGAATTTTACTTTTGCGATGTAATACATGTTATTTGATTTTGATTGTTAAATTTTTAATTATCTCGTTTAAATCCTTTGACTCTTTAATAAGACTGACCTCTGTCTCAAGCTGAGAAAGGGCAGTATTAAGCAATACTATTGCTGCCGCCAAGTCTATTGTGAGTTTGGGTTTGAATATCTCGTCAATAAAGTCTGAGCTCTCCTTTGATCCTATCAAGGCATCGGCATTTTGGTATATCTCTAAGCCGGCCTTTCCCTGTTCAGAGTAAGTCTTCTTGAGATCTTCTAGGCTAGGTAAGCGTCTTTTATGAAACGACATCTTATTGAGTTAAATGATTTAATCTTTATACTTTGGTTTTTGGTCTAGGTTTACCCAAATTTGGCAATTCCTTTATATTTTTTCTTGATGTCGTCTATTTCCTTGATTGCGTCATCGAACTTCTTCTTGATCTCAGGATCAACTGTGAAATCTAGAACAGTTCGACAGTTTGGGCATACTGATATTGGGTGCTTTAGAATGAAGGTCAAGTCTATCCCAAGAGGAGTCCTACAGAAAGGGCAAGGTAGTGCCATTACTGTTCTCCTTTTTGTTCTATGCTTTGGATATACGTATCCACAAGCCTAGAAACCATTTCAGGTTTAGTGTCTGACTTGAACTTAATTGTGATCTTTGCCATTCCGCTACCGTCTTCGTTCTTTCCAGAATCTACTGCTATTCCTTTTATGTTGTGAAGGTCATCCTTGTCTCTTCTTTTAAAGATGCCTAATAACTCTCTCTTGAGGTCGGATGGTTTGTTGTCACCGACTATTAACCTTGCTGAGAACTCAACGTCAAGCTCTTCTAGTCCAATAGATGAGTGATCTGCTAAGATATAAAGAGGAACGTCGAGGTCCCTATCTCCTATCTTAAATGTTGTGGTTTTTGCATTACCGTCCTGGTCAAAGTAGTTTGCCAGGTTATTGATGTGCTGTTTTTCAGCAATCCTTTGAGCTACCATGGCGGCCTCTAATAGACCGCCAACTAGCTCTTCCATGTTTAATCTTGCCATTTAGGTTTTCTTAATGGGTTTATGATTATTTAGTAGGGTCAACTGTCAATGGAATCAATGACGGTTCTAACATCTGTGTCAAGTAGTCAGAAAGCTTAAGCATTCCTTCGGTAGCTGGAAGCTGTTCTGCATGTACCTTAACGTTGTATTTTGCCGAGTTGTCTGTGCTACGTGTGTTTTCTTTGTGAGTAGCAACGCTTCCAGACATTGAAGCAGAGTACTTCATTCCCCAGAATCCACCGCTAACTGAAGCGCTGAAAGATCCTGAAGTGTCTGTGCTTGACTTGTCTACTTCAGACGACTTAACTTCCATTGTGAATTCGATATCAGCTGAAGTAATAGCTAATGAAGGAAGTGGAACCAATGGTAACATAGGAACCTTTGAATAAAGGGTCTCAAGAGATTGCTCTCCAGTGTCGCCGTTAGTCATCACTCGATTCATTTGAACGTCTAATGAACGTGCGCTAGTCACGTCTTTACCGTCCTTGTCTTTTTCGGTCACGAAAGCAACTTCACTGATGTACTTCCATGTGACTTCGTTTAGTTTCGCTTGTCCTTTCGCCATTCCAACGATTGGGCTCACGATTAGGTCTTCAATAGGAAGTCCTACAAATTGTTGAGCAACATTGTCTGCCATAATAATGGGTTTTTTTATCTAATACTAATTTTTCATAAAGAAGTTTAGTATCTAAGTTATTTATCCTCAATTATGAAGACTATACTTCTCTAGTATTCCCATGGTTTACCTTAAATACTGGAAAACGTAGAGAGTGATTTCCATGTTGATCAGTAGTCTCCTCAAAGTATTGAACGGTAATTGTTGCACCCATGATCTCTCTTATGTTTCTATAGTAATGGCGACGTTGGTCGATCGTAAAACCGCTACCTACTTGTACTTGGGATCCCTTGTGGTCGATTGTGACTGCACTTAGCATTTCTTCCTCGATCTCCTTGCCATTCACGATAACACGTTGTGGTCCCATGATCAGACCGGTCACAACATACTCTGCGTCAAAGAACTCCTTGATCTTTAGCATGTGCTTTGATCGACCCGAAGAATATTGAGTATCTTTGCGCGCAATGAGTCCCTCCCAATTAGAATCTTTAGACTGTGCCTTTAACTCTTCCAATGCGTCCTCATCCTTGATTCTTACTTGTGGAAGCATCTCTAAAACGGTAGATGATTTTAAGTCTCCCAACCAGTGTTCACGTACATCGATTCTGGTCGAAAATAAAGGAGACTCGTCTTCTCCAGCAAACTCACCAGCCTGTAAGATATCAAAAATCTGGTATCTTGGGTTATCGATGGTGTGATCCTTGCGCTGTATCTGTTTCAGGATTCCCTGGAAGTCATCTGAGCCATCTTCATTCATGAGACATAATTCACCGTCTAACACAAGATCAGTGATCCCTAAGCGTCTTATTTCATCTGCAACTTTTCCTAAGGTTAAAAACTCCTTACCGTTACGCGAAAAGAATCGTATGTCATCACCATGAACAAAACAGATACATCGAACTCCATCTAGCTTTCTAGAAACAAACCAAGTACCATCAAATAGGTCTACTCCTTTTACTTTAGCTGCATCGTGCGCTAGTGCTACCTCAAAGGTTGGAATAAACTTAGGATTGACTCGATTTATTAGGGTGACAGTTGCTCTAGTCTCAAGGTTACGGTCAATTATTTGGTAGATGAGATCTGACCACTCTTCATAATCCTTGATGAAACGGTTCATCACCTCAATGGCAGCATGACCAGTCACATGACGTTCATTGAAATCGTCAAGCATCAGGAATAGATCGTCATACAATTCAGCCGGAGCGATCAGGTCTGATCTCTTTTTAAGGTTTGCTGAAGTCACACCAAAATTCCAATACGGATGATACGTATAGAATAAGATCTTCTTAACGAAATCGTGATATTGATATTTAGTAAGAACTTCGACCTTGTGATTGGTTGAGTTTGATGAGTTCATCTCGTTCACAAACTCTCTAAGTTCCTTAAAATCTTCTTGATGTTGCATGGTTTTTTCCTTTTAGTTAGAATACTAAATTAAAAGGAAAGTTTACAGTGACCGTTAATGTTTTTATCACACCAACCTGCAGGTACCTCAACTGCGAATCTTGCAGGCTTTTTACTAGAATAGATCTTTTGCTCCTCGTCACTTAGGCCTTCACCAGGTTCCATGGTTTCATGACCTAAATAGTTCATGAAAGAATCAAAAAAGATCACATCTAATGGAAACTTAACGTTCTTCATCCAAAAGCCTAGAGGCTGGTCTGCGTCATAAACGAATAGTAGACCTTCACCGTCCTTCGGTTCAGAATGTGAATTCATGTAGCCCTGAGCTTGACTCTCTGGAGTGCTAGCGACCTTGAGCATAAGAGGAACGTTGGCTACTCTAGCCTCTATCTCAACTCCGTCTACTTCTTGTTTTTTACAATAGGACTCAAATAGGGGAATGCTTACTTTATTGAAAAATCGTTGACTCATATTCTGTATTTTTTAAAGTCCAAACCTAGACTTTGTCACGTCAAAGTTATTTAACACCTCTGTTCCGTTTAACGCAGTAGTATAGACGTGAAATCCGCCAAGTCCAAAGTCTCCAAAAGTACCGTCACCTAGATTGAAGTTAGGATCAGCTATTCCTATCATATAGTAATAGGGTAAGTTGGGTCCATTGTTGTATGCAAAGCCTCTAGTTAACATAAGCTGAATAAGTATTTGTGTAGATAGAAGACACTGTGCTAGCTGAAAGCTCGCCCTCATAAATAGCTACATAGTCTATTAAACCCTCAAAGAAGGAAACGTTGGATCCAACATAGTGAGAACCTATAAA